CACCGCGCAGCGCTCACCGACATGCAGCGAAACCTTGCCGTCTTCGACCATTTGCAAAACATCATCGACCGTGTGCGTATTGCCGCAGTGGTCGAGTGCGTCTTGGATATGTCGCCTAACCGATGACGGCGTAGGCATAAGATCGCGTTGTCGATGCTGATGCGTGCGTAATTGTGAAACTGTTTTTGCTGCGCGCCGAAACCCAAATATTCTCCGACGCCGCATCGCTTGTCGTCGGCATGAATAGGATTACGCTATCGCCGCCGACGCGGTAATCTGCGACCGTGGTCGTGGTCGCTGAATTTGTGAGCGTCACCGTGCCTGTCGCGTTTAGTTTCCCCGATAGAATATTGTTGACGATTTCCGACGTTTCTCTTGCGTCACTGAAAGGCGTCAGCGCCCGAAAACTTGCGGTTGCCATCAGCGCATACCCATCGCGCGGGCGTCTACATCAACGCCCTGCGCCTGATCCCAGATGCCGGTGATGTTTAAACGTATCCGATGATATCGGCCCTCGCTGCGAACCGGAATAAACCCCTCGGATGTAATGCTGGCCGCTGTCGAAAAAGTTACGTCATCATAGGGCAGTGCGCGGCTACCAACTTGCGCGGTAACCGTAGGCGTTTGCCCGCTGACATACGGCACTATTGTGTTGATCAGCGAGCGCGTTTTGCCCAACTGAAACTCGCCCGTGTCGATGACCGCTGGCAGCCGGTCGCCGGTAAATGATTGAATTTTTTTATCAGCAGCGGCGGCGAAGAAAAACGACCCGCCATTGTAAAGTTGGCTATCCAAAGACGCCGGAAGGTCATCAATACTGGTGCTAATATTGTCCAATTCTTCCAGCGTGTAACCAACGGTAAACAATTGCGCCAGCGCATCGCAGCTGACTACCGCGCGGCTCCATCGATTTAAATTATAGTTGTAGATTAAAAGCTCGTCGTTTTTAGAGCCGCCACTGTTTACACTAGGGTACGCCCAAACAACCGCCTGATTTAGCGGATCAACGGCAGCTACAATATTTGACGACGCGCTTAGATTCACGCGGCCATAAAAGTACTCATTTACTTTTTCGGCACCGATTGGCTGTAACTCCGAACCGGTCAGCATGTAAAAGCCATCGTCTGACAAGAAAAACACAGTGCCGCCGATTGACGCCACAGAACCGGGAACGCTGCACCCGCGCGAGGTGACAATCTTATCGAATTGAAAAATTAAGGGCGCGCCAACAAACTGACCTCTAACAATGCCGCGCTCGAATAACGCAATCGCGTATTCGCCGCCCACCAATCCAGTGCAATCACCTAAATCAGGAATATCCTGATAATCAGAAAGGGCAGTGCCGCTCGTCCAGCTTGTCGCTGAATTTATGCCGCTCCACCAAATGCGATAGGGTTTAACGCCATCCGAGCCATCGTTTGTGTTGGCAAACATGACCTGATCGCGCACCACCGCTACAAATTTGGCTTTGGGCGGCGTGCCGCCTAAATCAGCAAACGCTGCACCGCTGTCTACTGTCGTCGCCTGCGGCGGGTCAGCATAGTTAGTCGCTATCAGCGTTTCTCCAAATTGGACAAAATTCCATCGATCCGTCGAACTATTTGAATAGTTCCCTGATTTTGAGCGGTCAGTTAATGCCGATGTAGACGCCGTGAATTCGTAAAGTTTTGTTGAATCCCCGCAATAAATCGCAACGTCGCCATCGTCGGCCTTCCCAGCCGTCATGCCGAGAATATCGCTAGTCGTCGCGCCAGAGACAGCACCTAAATCCTTTAGAGATCGATAACCGCGAGCGGCAGGAATGACGTTTTTAGCCTCGGTCGCACCAGCGTTTTCAAACGCCGGTTGATCCGGTAGCCACTCCGCAAAGTTCATCATGCCGCCAAATCCCAATCCTCATCATCGTCGCTTGCGGATGTCCATGTTTCAGAACCCGCCGCAACTTCGCTCCACGTTTCCGATCCAATTGTGACCGGGGTCCATGCTTCCGATCCCGCCGCAACTTCAGACCAGCTTTCGCCGCCCGCTGTCGTTTCGCCCCAGGCTTCGCCCAATTCTTCCGCCGCCACGTTCGTCGTAATTGCCAGCACGGGCGCTGCAACTGCGGCACCGACCATGATGGCGTTGCCGCTTGCCGTCGCCGCTAATTCGACCGCTGTCGCGACCGCCGGAACGGCGATAGCGCTAGTGCTTTCGGTAAGCGTTATCGCAGCCGTGCCATTCGTCGCCTGGACGCGCGTTGCAGTCGTTGACTGCGTGATAGCAATGCTGACCGCTGCCGCCATCGACACGGTAAATCGTGCAGTTGCCGAAACCGACGCCGCGCCCGTGACCGACGCCGCGCTGGACATGACGCCGATGGCGTTGGCCGACGCTCCTGCGGAAATTGATACCGCAGCGGCTACATGCTGAAGGCGTTTAACGTCTGCCGTCGCGGTTGCGGATATGGATACCGCAGCCGCACCTTCAAAAAGGTTTAGGTCGTCTAGTTGTTCGAGCGTGAGGCCCAACGCGTCAAACGCGTCAATTGAATCAAACCAATTGTCGAGTTGTTCTAGTGTTGGGCCTAAAATTTCAGCCATAGTTAGGCGGCGGTGATATCCAAGTCACCCGCGTTGATCCGCAGGATATCACCCTGTGCGATCACCTTACTGGCGCTGAAATTTCCGTAAATCAGCAAATTCCCGCTTGTTGATGCATCAAAAACACCAAACGAGGTGATGGTTCCCCAAGCGCCCGTGGCAGCATTAAATTCCACCGTTGCGCTATTTGTGATTGAGCCGGAACTCGCTGCGGAAAACGTAGCTTCCTTGCGCGTGTAATTATTCCCACTCAATTCGGTGCCGCTATTGTCATCGCCGAAGCTGCCGGTGGACAGGCCGACATATACATTGGACGGCATCGTATATGCTGTGACAGACAAAACATGGTCGAGCACTTTCAGCTCCAAATAGTCCGACATTGCGCTCATGCGACTTCTCCATAATCACTCGTTAGTGTAAGAGGACCGGCGAACCGCGCGCGGTCTTCGTCGGCCTGTATTGCGGCGGCTGCACGCTGATACAGCGCGTCATGCTGCGCCTGTTTTTGATCGTCCATCAGATAGCCAAACGCCTCGGACAGTGCGCCGTGCAGATATAAATCAGGGTGGCGGGTAAGTATGTTATTCGTCGTGTTGCTGTCGCTTAGCGGCGTGACGTTAGCGACGTAGGTAATTTCCGCCGTATGCGTATCGTCGGGCGTAGGCCGAAAATAAATCTCGGTGCCGACAACCGAATAGGCTTTTGGCTTACCATTTCCTGTCGATGGATATTCACGATCCGACTGTTCCGGCGTCATGTATTTCAGAATTGTGCGCGGCGAGGTGTTTAAACGGACATGACGAATATCGCGCACGTCCGTTGGAAGAGAGACATACGCATCGCCTGCCGTCAGTGTCGCGGTCACACGGGTTTCTTGACTGCGGGTTTCCAGTTCGCGGTTCATGCGCGCTTCGGCCAACGCGATAAATTCGGCGGCGCGGTCTGCCATATCCGTTCTGGCTAGCCAGTTATCTATTGCGGTTTTAAGTTCCGCAAAGGTGGAAATCGCCATTAGATTTTTCCTGCGGTCGTCCTAAAAAATCTGTTTTCGGGATCGTTTAGCCAGCGCTTCCACGCGGCTAAGTTGTGTTTTGGATCGCCTAACTTTTCCACCATGTCGTAATAGAGCGCTGCCGGAATATCCGCGACCTTGTGATGGTGATGGCTGCCGGTCTGGTAGCCGCCCGGTTGCCAATCATTCGCCGAACGCTTGTTGGCCTCAAGGATTGGATCGACCGCCTGACGGGTGACGACGTGCATATCGTCGCCGCTCGTCTCGAAAGTCGTTACCTTGCCGGGTGCCGTGTTTAATAATTTTTTCATGCAAGAAAAAGGGAGGGCCGAAGCCCTCCCGTCTCCGTTTAGGTTGTTGATAGATCGACAACCGCCGCGTGTGCTTTTGGAGCCTTCATAATGAGACAATACTCAGTCACAATTGAAAACTTCGTAGCATCGCCGGTTGCAGCAACGTCGCTTGCCGAGAACAAACGTCCAGGCAAATGGCCGATGCTGTAGTAGTCGGCATCAAGCAGGAAGATTTCGGTGTTAGCCGCCTGCCTGTCGATAACTACGTTCAAGGTGCCGAACCTTTTGTTCTTTGTGAGGCTCTTTATCCTCACTCCCAACTTTCATTGGGTAGCGGACTATATCATCACCAAATTGGTGCCGCGCGCTCGTGGGCGTTTACCATCCTCGGCGTTACCCGTTAGGACTCCTTCGCCTAGTCTCTGGGCCTTCGCCTTGTTTCCAAGACGCTTGGTTGCTGATTACCATGCCTTTCGGTTTAGGCTTCCAGCAGTTCACGCGGTTTTAGACGGACCTCGGCTAGTTTAGTTGATCCGTCAGATACATCGACACGCTGCCGACGATTACTGCGTCTTGCGGATTTGAAGCAGTCATATGCAACTGGTTGGTCACCGCACTGCCGGAAGACAGGTCGGAAAACGCAACCTTATTCGCTGGCGAAACCACCAGCATATCGGGGGAGCCGCCATCGTCGTATGCCTTTTTCATGGCACTGTCGATTTTAGCCAACGTCAATGCTGCGTT